TACAGTTGTAGACGGTGGCACAAATTTCACATATGCAAAATACACAGAAATGATGGAATTTTTTGAAAACAATGCTGTTCCATTAGCTTCTCGTTTTGTTGCAATGTCTGCAAACAACTTCCGTAAATTGCTCACAGCAGATCAATTCATATCAACTTTCTATACTCAAAATAAAGTATTAGATCGTGGATTTGTAAAAGAATATTTAGGTTTCAATTTAATTATTATTCCAGCAATGGTCGAAGGTGGGTTGCCAAAAGTTGGTAATATTCGTCATGCTTTTGCTTGGCATAAACAAGCAATTGGTATGGGTATCGGTCACAATTTCCGCACCGAAATTAACTACTTACCAAGAGAAACATCATGGCTTATCAATGGTATTTTCTCAGCTGGTGCAGTTGTTATTGATAATCTTGGTGTTCTTCAGATCAATTGTGATGAAACTGCCTAATACAACTATTAAAGGATAATAAATCATGGCTTTCGTATTACAAAACTTTGCTAGACAATCAGTAGGCTTCAATACTGGTGAAACGACAGTAGACTCTGTCATCTATGGCGCGCCTGCTATTTATACATACCGTTCTGCTAGCGATTCAGTAGCAACGATTGCAGCAGCTAACTACTTTGCTGGTGGTGTGTACCAATTATCTTTAGGCGATTTAATTTGGATAAAAGGTTCTGATGCTGCTGGAATGTATGTAATTGATGCAATTAACCGTTCTGCTGGTACAGTTACAGTAGCTTCTGCTGGTATTACGGGTGCTGTTGGTACGGCAAATATTGACAGTTCTGCTGTAACCGCAGTGAAACTTGCAAGTGATGCTGTAACGACTGCTAAGATATTAGCTAACAATGTCACTAGTGCTAAAGTAGCTTTGAATATGCTTCAGTATGCGACAGTAACTTTTAGCGCAGCACAATTTAATGGCATGTATGCTGTGCCAAGAGAATTGGTAGCTGCTGGTGGTGCGAATACATTAATTGTTCTCGATAAACTTCAGTTGTTGATGACTTATGTATCCGCTAACTATGCTTCCGGTGGTGTTGTTGCTGTTCAGTATGACAGCACAGCAAACGGGGCTGGCGTTATTGCTTCAAGTACATTAGCTGCTGCAACGTTCCAAGCTGCTGCAAGTACAGGCTTTAACATGAATGCAGGTGTTGTAGCTGAAACCTTCAGCACATGTGTCAATAAAGGTTTGTTCTTGTCAAATGTCACTGGTGCGTTCACTACTGGTGATTCCACATTTGTTGCGCATGTTTGGTACAAAATTGTGGCAACAGTTTAGTTTAATTAAGGGATGGGGTTAATATTAATTAACCCCTAACTTAAATGAAGGAGTTTATGTGGCTAATTCCAAAGTTGCTATAATCAGTAATGCAATTTGTCTGCTAGGTCACAAACCTATTATTACTTTAGATAATGCTGATGATTTAACTGTCAGTGCAGAACAAGCTTATGATCTTTTGCTGCCTGCTGTATTGAGTGTTGGTAATTGGAGATTCTCAGTCCAGATTGCACAGCTTTCAAAATCAGTTGAAGTACCACCGAATACTTCTCCTTGGACAGCGATTTATTTATTGCCTGCTGGTTACCTCAAAAATGTCAGACTATATCCACAAAATTATAACTATGAGATTTATGAAAGCAATAAAATTTACTGTAACTGGAGCGGTGATGTATTTATGGAATATCAGTTTGTTCCTGAAGTAAGTCAGTTCACGCCATCATTTACAGCTTATTTCATATATGAAATTGCTGCATATTTATGCCTTAGCAATGCACAGAATCCATCATACTATAGCGTTATTGAGGGTCGTAGACAGACTGCACTTGCAATGGCTGCTGCTGCTGATGCTCAGAATAGGCCGAACTTCAGTCAAGTAGTGTTTCCAGTTCTTAGCAATCGAGAAATTGGTGGAGTAACAAATATCAATGCCTAGTCAAATGATTGGTCAAGATCAATTTACTAGGGGTGAACTTTCTCCTTATATGTATGCTAGAACGAGTGTTGATCAGTATTACTATGGTCTGAAAACAGCACACAATGTACTCTGCTATCCACAGGGTGCAGCAGGTAAAAGATTTGGTACGCTTTACCGAGCAACTATTGCTGGTATTACAAACAAGAATCAAGTTTTCTTTGAGACATTTCAGTATTTAAACGAATGCAATTATCAGTTAGTTTTCTATCCAGATACTATAAAAATATATCTTGAAGGTACATTGAATGCTACTGTCACTTCGACTGGATTTGATATCACTGATATACAAGGCATTGATTCAACAACTCTTGATAGAGCTTTTCGTGTAACGACACAGAGTCATGAACCAAAAGATTTGAAGCGAGTTGCAAGTACGGCGAATGTAATATTAAGTCAAGCAACGAACATTTTTACCCTAACAACCGCAATAACAAATGGTTTAATTATTCCTGTCCGCTTTACTAATGCAAGTGGTCTTGCATCCGAATTACCTATTACTGTTCCACAGGTTAAATTTAATATTACTTATTTCGTAAAACAGATTAGTACAACTCAGGTAAAAGTCTATCAGACTTCAAAGAATGCTTTTGATGATGTTAACCAAATTGCTCTAACAAATGTTGGAATCGGTGTTAACAACATTGTTCCATTGAACACATGGTCATTCACAAATGTTACTTATAAAACAAAACCAGGATATGACTTCACTGGTGGCTATGATACCTACACATTCACACCAAGTGCTGTATCAGGAGCCTCTGTAACAATTACATCAAGCACCGCCGTATTTTACCCAGAGCATGTTGGTGGTGCGTTCATAGGTGGTGGCGGAATAGGTAGAATTGTTACCGTTGCAGCAGGAAGTCCATCTACAACTTGTACAGTGGCAGTTGAGCAACCATACGATTCAACGGCTGCTATCGCTGGAAGATTGTGTTTATTGACAGAGCCAGCATGGAGTACGACTAGAGGCTATCCACTGAAATGTTCTAGTTTTCAGAACAGAGCTATATTTGCTAACACTGAAAGTTTGCCTAATGGAATCTGGTGTAGTTCAATTAATGATTATTCAGACTGGAATGATTTACAATCAGATGACGATGATGCGATTGCTTGGTTTCCTACTTCGGATGATATTAATTATATTCGCTTTATTGTTCCTTATAGAAGCGTCACTGTACATACAAACTCAGGTGTATACAGTACTCCGTTATCCTTCGAAACAGCCATTACACCGAAAAACTTTTCATTACAGTTACAAGATTCTACACCTGCTGATAAAATAAAACCAAGGTCAATTGATAACCAAATTATAGTAATTTCTGGAAACGATGTTCACACTTTACTATGGGATGGGATAAACAATGCTTACACCTCAGACATTATTTCAATTCTTAGTGAACAAGTTATCAGAACACCAATTGATGAAACAGTTTACGTCGACAAACATAGAGCTGGTAGCCGTTATGTATTTATCATTAATGATGATGGTACTATGGCAATATTCCAAACATTAATATCACAAGATGTTAAAGGATGGACACCAAATTCACTCGCACAATCATACGGCGATGCTTTCTTTAATTATGGTGCCTCTAGTGTCGATGGACGTTGTTGGTTTTTGACTGAAAGAGAAATAGCAACACAGCAAACTGGCATTAATATAACTGCATTCACATCAACACTTCTTACCTCTGTTGCAATCAATTTAGACCCTGATATACCAACTGCTGTCACCTTTACAACGACTGGCAGTTTACCAATAAGCGTTCCTCAAATTGCATTAACAACATATTACTGGGCTATAGGTGTTGGAGCAGATACATTCAAATTGTATTTAAGTCAGGCTGATGCACTGGCTAATGAAAATGCTATTGTCTTCACTAGTGCTGGCACAACAAGCAAAACCGTGAAATGGACACTTGTAAGTAATTTCTTTATTGAAGAACTTAGTTTTGAAGCGCATTTAGATTGTGCGGAATATGTTACTTCAACCACACCATTTAGCTCTGTAGCCTCACTGCCAAGATTCAATGCACAAGATGTCAAAATGGTTGGAGATGGATTTGGGTTTTCAGCTCAAGGTGTAAACGATACAGTAGATTTCATAGCACATGGTGAAGCAGTAGAAGTAACAAAAGCATATATTGGTTTCAAAATAACAACAACAATTGAACCACTGCCACTTTCTATAAGTACGGCACAGTCAGCCAGATCATCAAACATAGGCCGACCAAAGCATATCAGGAATGCTTTATTTATGTTCAATAATACAATTGGTGGTACGATTAATGGCGTACCAATTGCATTGAAGACATTTGGGCAAATTGATATAGGTTTAGCTCCAACACATAGTAATGGCATTTTTGAATACTCTGTAATGAAAGGTTGGAATGATTTTAACCAGCCTACTTTTACTATTGTGCATGATGACCCATTCAATATTGAGTTACTTGGTATTTTCTATCAGGTAGATTTTTAAGGAGTACAAATGGCTATACCAATTTTATTAGCTATGCAGGCAGCCGGTATGGTTGTTGACTACATGGGCAAAAGTCAGCAAATTGCGATGGGTCGCATTGGTACTCAAATGGAGCAGGCATCTATTAACGCCAACATTGAGCTGACACGCGCTCAATCAGCAGAAGCCTCAGTTGCCAACATGAAATCATTACGTCAAACCATGGGCGCACAAGCAGCCTATATGGCAGCACGCGGAACACGTTCTAATGCAGGTAGTGCAGCTGCTCTATCTTCTGAATCAATTGGTAACTTCAACAGTGATGAACGTACACGGCGTATGAATCTATTAAGCCGTGAGGCTGAATTACGAGCAGGTAATGTTATGTCTGGTATGCACCAGTTATCTTCTGAAACGCAACTTGGACAGTCATTAAGCAAAAGATTCTTTGAAGGGTTGCCGATCAGTGGTGCATTTGATAAAGCTGGAAATATTTCTAGTGGATTGAAAAGTGTATTTGGTATGACTTCAACAGGACAATAAAATGGCTAATAATCCTATTCCAGAATACACACGCAATACTGAAATTCAGAGTCCTACATCTACACCTGATTTCGGTGGAGCATTTAGAGATTTTGCAAGTAAGACAAATGGTCTTGGCGAACTAGGTGCGAGCATTGCACAGAAAGCTGCAACTACTAGAGCTATACAAAATGGAACACTATCAGGCAATACACCGCATGGTGATTTATTACCTGCTATTACAGATTATGACAAAGCATTCGCTGATTCTTATACAAGCCAAGCTACTGCTGTTATAAGTCTACAAGCTAATAAAGTATTATCAGATATTGATACATCAGTTGCTTCAGCAAATAAAATAAACCCTGAAATGATACGTACTGCAAATGAGAATGCAACAAAATCAGTTGCAGAAATTATTAAGCAAGCTCCAACTTCCGCCAAGCCCGGGCTACAACAACAATACGGCTCGATGGTAATTTCGCAAAATCATACATACCAAAAAAGATTTATTGACCAAAGTAAAGAAGAAGCACGCCAGACTGTTGTAGCTGCATTAGATCAAAGTGGTCGCAATTTATATCAAATGTCATTTGATGGTATTGCTTCGAACAAAGAAATGAATGACAGTCAGCAGGCAACTGAAACAATGATTGATCAAGCTGTCGCAGCAGGTCAGATAACAGTTGGTCAGGCAGATACCTACAGAGATACAATAAGACAATCTATTGCAAATGGTAGAAGTAATGCACAGCTAGTTACTGCTCATAATGAAGGTGGCGACAAAGCAGAAAAGTTTCTTGCTTCGAAAGGCGATGGCCCTGCAAAAGGACAAAGCTATCAAGATTGGAGTTCAGAAAGTAGTTCCTTGTTATCTATGAACGGAACAATGAATTCTTTAAAAGCACAAGACGTTGCTTACAGAGTTTCAGATTTTAAATATAAAAACTTAACTGACCCTTCAGGCATAACGCCTTATATGCTTCAGGAGTTCCATGATAATGTTCCATTAACAGAATTTAATAATGCAATGATTAGTGGTATTACAACCGCTAATAAACAAAATAAACAAAATACAAATATCAATGCACTGATCTCTGGTTGGGATAATGCTGATGTAATGTCACATGGAACTTCGGAAAATGTGAACAAGGCAGCAGATTCAATTTCCCAAATGAGAATGGCTAATAATCCTGCATTAAGTCAAAATGATGCAAATTTACAGACAGCAGTAAGTTCCATTGTGCCTATACCAAGTTTTGTAAGTTCATTGAATATAAAATCAAAAAGTCAGAATACTAATGATTTGGATGATGCTGTACACAATGTCGCTGTAATGGATGATACAGGAAAGAGTAGCAACCTAGAGGGTCTTACATTAGATGCTAGAGCAAGGCTTGAATCATATCAGAGATTGAAGTCTCAAATGTCTCTTGTTGAAGCTGCTCAGCAGTCATATCTCAATACGTATGGTAAAACTAAAGAACAAAAAGATTCAAATGTGGAATCGTACAATGATTATATTCAACACAGTAAAAAGCGTGGTGAAACTGATACACACTTCTTCTTAAAAATGGCTGATATTGGTACTGGTGGCATGTTCGGAATTGGTGGAACTCCCCCATTAGTAAGGAATTCAGATGCGTATGCGAGTGACGTCAGAGCGCAATTTAAAGACGCATGGATGGCTTCGAATGGTGATAGTGATATTGCCGAATCAATGACAAAAAAATATGTAAAAGCTAATTATGGTTATTCTACAATCAACGGTAAAGAAGAATACACATTTCATCCAATTGCACAAACACTTGGCTTACCTGATGATGCAGATGGTGTCATTCTCAGAGATGCACAGAGTCAACTAGAGACACAATTCAAAACAACAAATGAAGCCTATAAAGATAATAAAAGTGACTTCATGTGGACAGTTGTTCCTAAAATATCAATGACAGATGCACAACAACATAATATCGGCATGGATACGCCGTTATCAATAGCAGAAACAAAGAAACGATCTATACAAAATTTCAATGAAAATAAAGCACCAAACACGAAACAAACCTTGGCAGGAGCATTAGCTGATTCAGAAAAAACTATCAAATTACTTAAGACATATAAAGATGGTCGTACAGAATCATATAATGTGATTATACAAGCAAGTCCATATACCAGCAAAAGCACTGACCCAGCTAACCCAGTAATAGGTGGCTATGATATGCAGGCTGTTAGTAAAGGTCGCATTGCACCATTATTTACTTTAGACCCTCGGTTTGGTAGACCAGTCTATAAACCAAACGTCACTAAGTTGAAAAATGATTACATGCTATTACAGAATATTTCTAGCCCAGTAGGTACACATGCAATCAAATAAAATTGTTGATGCTATAGATAATCAAACTAAGCAATCGGATATTGATGCACCATCAATTCCTGAAGAATGGCACGCTATTACGCCTGATGTTCAAAATGCTTATGATAATCTTCACAAGTCAACTGGGCCTACAGCGTCTATTCCTTTATCGGTAGACTTTGCAGACAAGAATCAGTATGTTGAGAATACACATACGCCTATTGTGCAAGACAATTTATCACCTATACCTACCAGACTTGAAACAATTAAAGGTTCACTATTAGATACTTTAGAAATTTCAATAGCTGGTTCATATCTTTCTGATCGAACTTCAAGCAATCCATTTCATGATGTTGTACCCGAAGGCTGGAACCCTACACAAGATCAATCTAACTACTCTGGTATTCGTCCAGAGAATCAGGGATATATCGCTAGAGCAACATCACCGAATGATGCTATCAATCGCCATTCAATCGCACTTGATAGGCAGAATGAAAATGATAACTGGGAAAACGGTACTTCATTTAATAAAATTATTGGTGGTTTTCTATCTCTACCAGTAAACCCTTCATCATATATCCCAATAGTGTCAGCGTTAAAATATGGCAGACTTGCTGAAGGTGTTATTTTCAATATGATGCGAGTTGCTCCCGGGCTTGCAGCACAAGCAGTAACACATGATGCAATCACAAATTCGCTTCAAGAAACAGGTAGCTTAGAGAAATTCGTTTATGAATCATTCAGAGATGTAGCTATTGGTACAACTTTAGCGGGTATTGGCATTGGTAGTTCATTAGCAGTTGATGCATTAAAAGTTTATAACACAAGAAAACTTCTTGATCTAAGCTGGGAAGGCATGGACATAAGGAAAGTAATAAGTGCCGATGCTAAATCAGAACATTATGAAGTTATACCATTAGCTAATAGTGGAAATGCTGGTGCTGCAAAATTGGAAGCTGCACAACAATTTGTTAATTCGCAGTTTGAAAAATCAGGATTGTTTCAGTTACCTTATGCTGGTGCTGCTATAGATTGGTTTTCGAAAAAGACAAGTCCTATCTACCGTGGCTTAAATTCAAAGTACCCGGTGATTCAACAATTAACAAATGCAGTTGCCTCACATTCACTGCTTACAAAAGGCATTATGGCTGGAGAAGCTGCCCCTGTAAGATTTCAGGAAATGATGTGGAATGTTGATGGAAAGAATAGAGACCTTTTTGCGCAGTGGGAAGGTCATTATAACGAATGGATAGGCATTGACCCGAATGCAGGTCCTATGAGTGGGTTAGCACAGCAAACTGTAAAGAAATGGTCAAAAGGTGAAGGTTACGGAACTAAAGAAGAATTCAGCGATGCAGTGTCTTATGTCATTGATACAGGAACACCAAGCGAACATCCTGCTGTAAATAATGCAGCAAAAATGATATCTGATTCTTACCATGAAACGTATACAGAAAACTTATTAACCAATCACAACACAGATGAATATCTTGACCCTTTAACATCATTTAAATATCAATCACGTGTGTATTCTCAGGATGCTCTCCTCACTGGTGAAAGCAAATGGGTTGATATGGTAGTAAATTATACAAACGAATCGCAAAAGATAATAGATGGTTACCATGTACCAATAAATGACTTTTCAGAAAGACTGAAAGCTGATAAACGAAATCATGAGATTTTAATAAAAAGTGGTGCAAAAAAAGATATAGTTGAAGCATCCGCTATAAAGATTGCACGTAATAGCAAAATATTACGCGGGATGAAAAATAAACTTCAAAATGATTTACGTACAGACAAAAAATTGCGACACCTTGTTGACAATCCATCAGGGCTTTCCGCAGATGAAGCTGCACAAATTCGTAAGATAGAAAAACCACAGACGATAATAAAAAAATCTCTTGCAGAAATTAAATCTTCTATTAGCGATACACAGCAGAAGTTGCACTATGCTGAACAGAAAATTACTTCTTCTAAATCTAAAACAAGCGGTCAAGAGAAAATAAAAGAGCGTGATAAATTAAAGAAATCACTTGAGCTACTAAAAGATCAACAAGATAAACTCTTAGGAAAAATGGGTGAGGAAGCTGACAAAGTCAGAAATGCAATTGATGAAGGAAAAATTCCACGTTTTCTCACAAAGCGTGAATCCGATGAGTCGAATTTTTTCATACTCAAAGATAACAAAGACCGTTTGAAGTTTACAAAATTGCCACAAACTAAAGAAGAAATAGCAGGTGAAGCTTCAGCAACACGCACAACTTTGATGGGTCAGACGAATGAACAAACAATTGCACAGATCATGCAAAAACTGCATGGTACTAATAACACAAACGCATTAAAAAATAGATCATTAATGATTCCAGATGATGTATTACGACAGAATGGTTTTCTCACTAAAGACATCATGTTGAATCTTGCTAACTACAATCGCGCACTCGGACGTGATACAGCTTTGAAAACTTCATTAAAGAACCTTTCTCCTGATGGTTCAATGGAGGGCCTTATTGCTCGCTTAAATGAAGAAAACAAAGCTATGACTGGGCCGAAATATGATAACTACGGACAATTAATTCCTAATAAAATGTCAGAAAAAGAGAAACTCAATAAATTACGTAAAGAGGATAAAGAATATAAAGAAGGCATTGAGTTCATTAAGAATACATATGACAGAATGATGGCTCGAAACAATCTTACACTTACTCAACGTAAGGTAATGAATATTGCACAGTTAGGGGTAGCTGCTACAAAACTTGGTTTTGTTGCGCTGACAATGTCAACTGATATGGCAGCCATTGCATTTAAACATGGGCTTTGGCCTTCTATCCGTGATGGTTTGTTACCAATGATTAAGACAATGGATGGTCACCTTTCCTCACCAGAGTCTAAAATATATCGAGCAGATGCAGCACATGCACACATTGCCAATAATGATTTAATCATTACACAAATGAATCAGAATGCTATTGGCATAACTGAAAACCAGATGCCTTCCCTTGGTAGAGTTTCAAGCACCTTAGAAAAGGTAGCACAGGCTTCTGGTAATATAAATCTCACAAATTATATTGAAAACTCTCTACAGAGATGGACTGCGAGTGTTTCACAAAGCAAGATTATGAAAGCTATGTATGACTATGCCAATGGCACTTTATCCAAAGCTGATGAGCGTGATTTACTTATATATGGCCTTAAGCCTAGTGAATGGAGTGAGCGTTTTATCGCGGCTCATAAAGCTTCCAAAGGTGGTGGTAATGGGTTTGGTGGATATGAAAGTAGATATTCACAATGGGGTGATGTAGAAGCTTCAAACAAATTCGCTAATACAGTAATGCTTTCTGTGAAAGATACAATCGTAAGACGTGGAATGATGGATGCACCATTCTTTACAAGTTCAAGTTTACTTGGGATGTTGTACGGTTCCCTCAAGGGCTGGATGTATGCAACCAATACACGTTATATGCTACCTCTAATGCAACAGCCCCTAAAAGGCAATCATCTTACTGGGGCCATAGCTATGCTTGGTGCTGGTGCAACACAAGACCCTCTAAAACGATTGGCACGTGGCGCACCACAGTCGGAAGATGATGATGAAAATATGTGGTTCGGTGCATTATCAAATAGTGGCATAATGAGCCTGCCTACAAGTATGTTACAAGAATTAAATCTCGTATTTCATCCAGATTTTCTTAAAGGTATGCTAAATGAAAATCATCGCAATCGTTCAATTTCTGGAATAATCGCTGGGCCAATTGGTGGTATGACTGAAGATATTATTAGACTAATGCGAATGGCTGGTTCAGGTAATTATAACAAAGCAGATTTAGAACGTGCTGGACGAATGCTGCCTATAGTCTCTGGTGTATGGGGTCGCGGTGCTGTAAACAAATTTATCGAGTCACTGGATATACCACAAACTTTTGGTGAAGCGGGTTCCTCCAAATAAGGACATTAACATGACTGCCGTAATTATTAATGACGTACTACCATTAACACAGCTTATAGCTACAAATTTGCAGACAGTTTTTGATGCTACATGGACAGCAGACGTAGCTTCTGACGTTGTTGTTTACGCCAGAGCAACTGGAGTTGCTGCAAATGATTCAACACAATTGATTGCAGCTAGTAATTACAATGTTACTTTTGTTGGTTCAGAAAATATTGTTCGTGTCACTTTCCTCGTTGGCAGAACAACATCAGATGTTGTGACCCTAACTCGTGCCACACCTTCTGATAGAGATAACTTGTACATTAATACAAATTTTACCCCGTCTATGCTCAATGGCGATTTTGGACGTTTGGTAATGATAGATCAGCAATCACAGATGTTTTATACAGAAATCACACCGCGCTATAACACAAGCGAAACACTGAATTCGATACAGATTGATTGCATATTACCTTTGCTGCCAGCTAGTGGTGTATGGCGCAAAAATGCTGCTAATACGGCAATTACTTCCGTTGTAGTGTGGACTCAAGGCGAACTTGCTTCATATACAGCACCATCCGGGGCTTCTTTGATTGGCTTAGAAGACCAAGGTGCAGTAGTCAGTAAAACACTGCAAGATTTAGCAGAAGCAAATTTCATATGTCAAAGTAGTAATAACACTTTAGTCAATGCACAGTTCCTCAATTTACTCACTCCCGGGGTAATGCAGCAGGCAAGTGGCATTGTCTCAACCAACATCCCATTAACTTCACTTGGCGCAATCTCAATAGCTAGTGATCAGACTATCTATGGCACAGCAGCTAATACCTACGCTGCTACGGCACTGACAGTTTACGCACGTACTTTGATAGCAGCATTTGATGCTACGGCTGCAAGGGTTGTTTTAGGGCTAGTGATAGGTACAAACGTTCAAGCCTATGATGCGACTTTGCAGTCTATAGCAGCTCTCGGAACAGCAGCAGATAAGATGATTTATACCACAGGTGTTGATACGTGGGCGGAAGCTGCATTCCCCAGTTATTCAAAATCATTAATAGCTAATACTACACTTGGGGCATGGCAATCTCAGCTTGGTATTCCCGGGGGTGGTTCTGGTGTTTACCTGCCTTTAGCTGGTGGAACAATGACTGGGTCTATTGCTATGGGAGGCAACCAGATTACTGATTTGGCAGAAGCAACACTCAGTTCTGATGCGGTTACCCTTGGACAGGTTATCAATTTAGTTCAGAATGTTCAGTTAGCTTGTGTTGTTATGACTACTGTTGATTTAGCAGGATGGATTTATGACAATGGGGTATCTGGTGTTGGGGCTACTCTTACTGCAAATATTAATGGCGCAACAACTTTTGACACTTCTATTATACCTACTGTTGGACAGCGTGTGCTGGTCAATTTACAAGTTGATCAGACGTGGCAAGGTTCTTATACAATTGTTCAGGGAACACTTGGAACGCCTACTGTTCTGACTCGTTCAACTGATTATAACCAAGCAAGTGAAATGCAAGCAGGTGATACATTCTCTGTAATATCTGGTACAGATTATGCTGCTACACAATGGATGATGAGTCAAACTTCTGCGATAACTGTTGGCACAACGGCAATCACATTTAATCAAATATCAGGTCAAGGTGCATTATTAAAAGCGAATAATCTTTCTGATTTGCTCAGTGCTGCTACCTCACGAACTAATCTTGGTTTAGCGATTGGCACTAACGTACAAGCTTATGATGCCACATTGCAGAGCATTTCTAGTCTCGGTACAGCAGCAAATAAAATGATTTATACGACTGGTATAGATACATGGGCTGAAACGGGAGTAACATTATTCGGCAGAACAATGCTTGCATTAGTTGCTGCAAATGGTGCTATTCCGTATTCTGATGCAACCACCGCTCAGTTACTTGCACCAACCGCAACTTCTGGTCAAATGTTCAGGTCAGGTTCTAATTCAGCACCAAGTTGGTCTACAGCTACGTTTCCTAGCACTGCTGGAACATCAGGTAATGTAATCACTTCAGACGGTACGAACTTTGTATCAAGTGCTGCTGCTTCTTATACTGGATTCGAATCTAGTATGCTTTTGATGGGTGGCTAGATAGTAATTAATTAAGGAATATTGAAATGGCAAACACATATAAAACTCTTGGGCAGTCAAAACCATCGGCTGCAACGTTAACAGCTATCTATACTGTACCTGCTGTCACATCAGCAATTATTTCAACTATTACAGTATGCAATCAATCTGCCGTAGCAACTTCATTTAGAATATCAATTGCGCCAGCGGGTGCTGCTGATACGGCCTCACAATATGTTTACTACGACATTCCAATTGCTGGCAACGATACCTTTGCCATTACTGCTGGGTTCGGGCTTGCTACGACTAGCGTGATACGAGTTTACAATACATTGGCAACACTTTCGTTCGTCGTTACAGGTGTAGAAATAACTTGATGATTCCTAAGACATGCGTTATTTGCGAATCACTATTCGAGAAGATGAATAATCCTAGAAAACCAACAGGGGTGGAGATAACCTAATGAGCCAAGGATTCACAAATAGTTCAGGCCTTGTTTTGCCGTTGCCAGTTAGCAGTGGTGGTACGGGTAAAGCAACTTATACAGCTCCAACAATTCAGGTTTTTATTACTGGGTCGGGCACGTACACAACTCCGGCTGGCGTGCTCTGGATTGACGTAGAAGTCCAAGCTGCTGGCGGTGGTGGCGGTGCTAGTGCATCGTCTGGCGTTGTTGGTACAGGAGGCGCGGCGTCAACTTTTGGAACTGCATTATTAAGTGCGACAGGTGGTGCTGGTGGAACTACGGGTGTTAATCCACATGCCGCAACTGCATCTGGAACTGGCGGTGATATAAATATACTAGGTGGAGAAGGTGCAGGGCCAGGGAATACCTATTCGGGGTCAGGGTATTCAGTTGGTGGGACTGGTGGCACTAGCTTTTTTGGCGGTGGTGGTGCTTGCGTCTATCAAGCACATGGCACTGCTGGTTCTGCGGTTGGTTCGGGTGGTGGTGGTGCAGCCGATACAGGTGCGGCATTAGCCGGTTCAGGCGGTAACGCAGGTGGTTATGTTAGAAAAATTATTGCTTCGCCATTGGCAACCTATGCGTATGCAGTTGGAGCTGGTGGAGCTGGTGCAATAGGCACAGTAACTTCAAAAAATGGTGGTGCTGGTGCGGTGGGGATTATCATTGTTAGAGAATACTACAGTTAAGGAATTAAATTATGTCACAAGGATTCACACAACCCTTACCAAACCCTCTGCCAATTAGTCGTGGTGGTACGGGTAAAACGACTTATACAGCACCAACTTCCCAAGTATTCATTACTGGCTCTGGTACTTATACAAAGCCAGCAGGCGCACTTTGGTTGCGCGTGAGGATGGTTGGTGCTGGTGCTGGGGGTCAAGGAAACTCGATTGGTGGAACAATTGTTACAACATCAACGGTAGGCGGTGATACAAACTTTGGTTCTGGTATTGCTGGTGGTGGTAAAGTTTCTATCACAACAAATTGGCCTGTTCCTGCTGGTGGTACTACGTCTGGTAGCATTACAGGTGCGGCGGTTCTTATTGGTATACAAGGTGGCTCTGGTGGTGGTGGTCATCAAAATAATGGCACTGGCACGATTGGACAAGTTGCTGGTGGTAATGGTGGTGCAAGTGCATTTGGTGGCGGTGGTGGTAGTTCTCTAGCTGCTAGTGGCACAGCAGGTGTTGCATATGGTTCAGGTGGTGCTGGTGCTGGTGTAGGTGGTAATGCAAGTTACGTTTCCGGTTCAGGTGGTGGCGCAGGTGCTTATATCGAAGCTATAGTTCAAACTCCAAGTGCTACCTACTCGTATACAGTGGGTGCTGGTGGTACTGGTGGATTAGGTACTAATTTTAATGGCGGTGATGGTGCAGTAGGATTGATTATCGTAGAAGAATTTTATTTTTAATTTATGCAAGACGTGTTAGATAATTATTTAATTTAATTTGGAGTTTAAGATGACAGATTTAGAAAATGTAACATCACAGTTAATGGCTACTCAGCAGTTGTATAATGAATTAACACAAAACTACCTTC